TGGATTTTTAGAAACAACTTCTTTTGCTGGTACTTTTTCATTTACTGGTGGAGGTGGTCCATCCATTTTGTAATTTGAAAAATGCGTTGATGCTGTAACTGAAGCTAAAATTGGAAGGGATACTGAAAGGTAATTAAACACTAAATTAAATTGAACTCTACATCCGTCTAGAAGGGGGGTATACCCTTTTCTCAAAGGGCACCTTCCACGGCTCTAAATCATTTTCCCCTTTGGGAATCTCATATCATAAGTGAGTATTTATACTTTGTCAAGAACTCTTCGTAAAATCCATAAACATTACTTCTTGATCTTGGTCAATCATCCATTCTTGAATCTCCTCATATAATGCAATTGCATTTTGACATTCTTCATTTTCACTTAGAATATGCATACGGTCAATATAATGATCAAGTGCATTAGAACACACTTCTCTCATCTTCAAATTATTCATAAAAGTAATCTTTCCTGTAGTAACGTCCTAGAATGTTGCTATTGTAGTACCTTGGTCTTCCATCGTCAAGACACTCTGTTAATACATTATTTAAAAACAGTTGTCTAGTTTCTTCATAATTTGTTTTACCTAATGTTTTATGAAGACTTAGAATTTTTCTTTCAAAAGATTCTTTATCATATTTTTTAAAATCTTCTTTTAGTTCTGGACAGGATCCATAGTATTTTTTCCAGTCACTTTCCTTTTTACTTTTCCTCTTTTTCCCCTTATCTTTCGTAAAAGACCAAAAATACTTTCTTCCAAGATAACAGCGATTATTATGAGGATTTCGTATGTGATATACAAACCCATAATAATCTTTGATGTCATCACTCTCAAAGGGTTCATTATTATAAATCCAAGGATTATTATATGTTGACAAGTTGGTCTCTATAGTAACTTAAAGTATTTAAGCTACTATATTTTTTCAACTCTGACAGAGTTATTATAGTGGTATCTCAATCCCCTGTCAAGCTACTTATTTTCAGGTCTATAAGGACGTACCTTAGATTCTCCATCCTTCTTGTCTGGAGCAACCATCTTGGTCTTATAGTTCATTGAGGTGGGTTTATCCTTCTGAGCCTTTTTGAACCCCTTGTGGACCTTTGCAGCATCATCATACATAGCTGCTTTCTTTGCTCCTGACTTTTTAGCGATTGCGTCAACAACTTTTACTTTCTTCTCTCCAACATCGCCGCCCTTCATTCCACCAGTGTAATGGATATTCTTCTTATCTACATTGATTCCGTGCTTCTTAAGATGTCCATGAAACTTATCTGTATCATCAAACTTAGAACGAGCGGTAACTAAATGAACATTTTTTCCTCTGGAAATCTTTCTCTTAATGTCCTTAATTACCTTTTTGTTTGGTGATGAAGTTTCTTTGAACTTTTTAGAACTCTGAAACTCACCAAAGTCATACTTATGACCTTTATCTAGTTTATGAGTATTAAATTCTTGATTACTTAAACTCTTAACTCTCTCACCCTTTTCATTTTTTACGTGAACCTTTACATTTGGTTTTCCCTTTTTACCATGACTGAAAAGAGTTTCATCAACATCATATGCGTGTACTGTACCACCCTTCTTCTTCTTGCCTCTTGCCTTTTCTTCCAAGTACTCTTCAAAAATATTATTAACCCACACATCACTCATATTCTCAACAATTACTTCTGCAGATTCAAAAGAATTACAAAAACTATTTTCTATTAATGATTCGACTATAAAATCATAAAACATTTCATATTCTTCTTCCATCGCTTTCTTACGAATTGTTGCAAAGTAAACTTCTTTCCCCTTCTCTGGACCATATTGCTTAATCATACTTGCTTTCATTCCTGAGGAGTCATATTTCTTTTTGAGTTTAGTCTCCTTTTCCTTTTCAGAGGAAGTCATACCCTCTTCTATGCCCTCTTTATTCAGTTTAGGTAGTCCGACTTTCCCTCTCTCTTTCTTGTGCTTCTCTGCCGCTTCTGGGGAATGTCTCTCCGCATCCTTTTTTGTCATATTACGAAGTCCAGTAGTCTTTCTACCACCAACTTCAAAACTAAAGTTTTGCTCATAAATTTCTAGATAGGATTCGTATAAATGAGAAATTCTAGACATAGCACTGAATATTTAAAATTATTTATAAAAAAAGAGGGGTCATAGACCCCTCTTTTAAATATTCACTTCTTAATTAAAGACATCTGTGCTTCTTTTCTACGCTGTTCTTTTTCAAGCTGTTCTTTAATTATAGCAAGAAGATTAATCTTATGCTCTTCGACGTTATATGAAACGCCACGATAAGTTGCAGTGGTCATTGAACTTCTCCTTAGAAACGAATTATTTCCCTTATGGGATATTAAAATTCCGTTCCTTCGGGCGGTTTGCATCTACTTGACATTTTTTATCTGTAACTTGATTTACTTCCCAAATTAAATCATTTTTAATTTTATCTGATATTGTAGAATTAGTACTAATTCTAGATATGATAAATTGAGATTGTAAACAAGTTAATAAAAATGCTTCCATAGATAAACGATCCGTTTCGCCGTCCTACTTGCATTCGCTATCCGGAAATAGCGAACGAACGATGGATCTAATATAGATCCAATGCTTTATATAGTCAAGTAATTTTGTAACTTTTGTTACAGTTGAAATCCTGAAAATGAATCTTTCTTGAGATCCTGTTTAATTCCACCAACAACATAAGACTCTACTTCAGTCTCTTGAGGAGCAACTTGAAGTCCTTTAGAAGAAATCCAATGTTCAGTCCAAGGAAGAGGATTATTCTTTGCAGGGATATCATATTCTGGTTTTAGTCCAATTGCTTTCATACGACGATTAGCAATCCACTCAACATAATTGTGTAAAAGTTTATCATTTAACCCAATCATAGATCCATCTTTGAACAAATATTTTGCCCAAGATTTTTCTTCATTTACACAATTTTTAAAAGCATATCTTACCCACTCTTCTTCTTCTTTAACAATTTGTTGCATTTCTGGATCATCTCCAGCACGCCATTTGTTGAGGATGTTTTGAGTAATGACAAGATGCTGATTTTCGTCTCTTGAGATGAGAGAGATAATTTTAGCGGATCCTTCCATAAGTTTGAGTTCACCAAACGCAAACGAGCAAGCAAACGAAACATAGAATCTAATTCCTTCTAAAATATTGACATTAGCAACAGCACGATAAAGTTTTCTTTTTAACTCAATTCTATCTTCTCTACAAGATCCAGCTCCTTCTTGGGCATATAACCAAGAATTTGTTGAATCATATAGATGAGCTGAATTGATAAAATCATCATAAGCATTAGTTACAGACTGAGCTCTTTCTATAATTCTATCGTCAGATAAGATAGTATCAAATACTTCAGATGGATCCGAATAAACATTTTTGATAATGTAAGTATAGGATCTGGAGTGAACCATCTCCATAAACTCCCATACTGTCATACAAGCTTCAAGTTCAGGTAATGAGCAATAAGGGATAAAAGCCATCCCAGGACCACGCCCTTGTACAGAATCCAAGAGAATTTGGTATTTAAGGTTACTAGTGAAGATGTGTTTTTGCTCAGGACGAAGTGTTTGGTAATCAGCACGATCTTTTTGTAAAGAAATTTCTTCTGGTCTCCAAAAATAACCCAATTGCTGCTGAGTTAGCTTTTCAAAAACTGGATACTTATAGGAATCATATCTTTGAATGCCTAATGGGTTTCCAAAAAACATTGGTTGCTTTTTAGAATCAACATCATCTGTATTAAAGACGGTAATTCCTTTGAGCATTTTGGTTGGTTGCGAGTGAACTCTAAATTTTACAGCTTTCACAGTCATCTTCTCCTTTAGTATCTAAAATTTCATTTACTAACTCACTAATACTATTTAACTTTTCATCTTTAACTTCATCTGTCTTATTATCATAAGTATTTTGATAATAAGAAGTTTTCCATCCATATTTGTAGGTCATTAGTAAATCTTGTGCCATTACAGAAACTGGAACTTCATTATCTGAATAGTTTTCTGGATTATAACTCCAGTTTCCGGAAATTGCCTGATCAAAAAACTTCTGCATTATAGAAACAATATTAATATAACCCTCATTAGATTTCATATCCCAAAGTAATGAATAATTATTCTTAAGGGTTGCATATTGAGGAACAATTTGTTTGAGAGGACCTTTCTTAGATTTTTTAACTGAAAGATATCCTCTAGGAGGTTCAATTCCATTTGTGGCATTAGAGACCACAGAACTGCTCTCGGAAGGCATTTGAGAAGACAATGTAGAATGTCTTAATCCATACTTATGGATATCCATTCTTAGTGACTCCCAATCGTGTTGAAGAGTGGTTGAAGTAATTTCATCAACATCTTTCTTATAATGATCAATTGGAAGAAGATTTTGTGAATACTTAGTTTTGTTAAAATATTCACAAGCACCTTTTTCCTTTGCAATCTGATTCGAAGATTTTAGAAGAAAATATTGAAAAGACTCAGATAGTCCGTGAACTGCATCCCAAGCCCCTTGAGAGTCATATTTGAATCCAAGTTTTGCAAGATAATGTGCAAGACCAATAAATCCAATTCCAAGAGATCTACGTGCTTTTGTGGATTTTTCTGCGGCAAGAATTGGATACTCTTGATAATCAATCAATTCTTCCAATCCACGAACAGATAGATCACAAAGTTCTTCAAATTCTTCATCGTCTTTAACCTTTCCAACATTAATTGCAGAAAGAATACAAAGTGCGATTTCACCTTCAGGATCATCAATATGATTAAGAGGTTTAGTTGGAAGAGTAATTTCTTGGCAAAGATTACTCATTTCAACTTTATCAGTAAAAGACGAGTGGGAATTGCAATGGTCAATATTCATAATGTAAATACGACCAGTCTCAGCACGTTCTTTTAGAAGGTCCAGAATAAGCTCCTGAGCACCAATTGCCTTTTGAGGAATGTCTGGGTCACCCTCGTAAGCTCTGTATAGATCATCAAATCCATCAGTACCAAAAGAATCATACAATCCCGGCACATCGTGTGGCGAGAAGAGTGTAATATGTTCATTATTGATGAATCGTTCATAGAACAATTTACTGATTTGAATAGAGTAATCTAGTTTACGAACTCGATTATCTTCCGTTCCTTTATTATTCTTCAGAACGATGATGTCTTGGATTTCTTGGTGCCAGATTGGGAAGTGGACAGTTGCTGATCCACCTCGTATGCCATTCTGAGTGCAGCATCGGACAGTAGATTCAAACTTTTTGAGGAAAGGGACAACACCTGTGTGCGTAACTTCTCCCCCTCTGATTTTACTGTTGATGCCACGGATTCGACCTGCGTTGATACCGATTCCCGCCCTTTGTGCAACGTATCTGCCGATAGCCATATCAGAACTAAAGATGCTATCGAGGGAGTCATCAACATCAACAAGAACACAGCTAGCAAATTGTCGAAGTGGAGTTCGCACTCCCGCCATGATAGGTGTGGGAATGTTGATTCTGTGCCTTGAGATTGCGTCATAGTACCTCTTGACGTAAGAAAGTCTTTTTTCCTTAGGATAATTAGAAAAAATAGTTGCAGCAATCATCATATACATGAACTGTGGGGTTTCATAAATTTTACCCAAAGATCTGTCTTGGACTAAGTACTTATCAGATACTTGACGAAGACCTGCATATGTAAACAGATAATCCCTATCGTGTTTAATATAAGTATCAAGTTTTAAAATTTCACTTTCAGTATAATTATCTAGAATAGATGGATCATAAACTTTATTTTCAATACAAAAATTGATGTGAGTTAAAAAATCAGGAAACTCTTGCATTTTTCCAAACAGAGATTTACGAATGGAAAATAGTAGAAGTCTTGCTGCAACATATTGATAATTTGGACTATCAAGATCAATTAAATCGGATGCAGATCGAATCAAAATTTCTTGAATTTCTGCAGTTGTAATTCCATCATAAAATTGAATTCCAGATTGCATTTCTACTTGAGAAGCAGATACACCTGCAAGATCTTTACAGGCTTCTTCTACCATCAAATGCATTTTTTCTAAGTCAAGAGATTCGACCTTTCCGCCTCTTTTAATAACTTTACTCTCGTTAGTCATACTCGTTTCCATCCAATAAGTTTTGCTTTTGCTTGTAATCCCATAAAAGTATTTTCCTTTAGAATTTTTTCCACGTCAATACCTTCAATGATCATATCATTAATATCCTTATATTTCAAGTCTTGAGGCCATATAACAATAGGAAATTTCATATCAATGACCTTTTCCATTCTTTCTACAATTTGTTTATTTCTTTTTTCATTGTCATAAACAAAAACAAAATCAATTCCAGTATAAGACTTAAAAAACTTATAATCAACATCAGAACCAACCATCGCAATAGCATTGTCTATAAACATACTATCAAATGGACCTTCAACAATGTAAACTTTTTTATCCAAGTCTACTCTATTTAATCCAAAAATTTTTGGTTGATTTTCATCTAACACAATCGTAATATATTTAACTTTTGAAGACTTTCTAAGACTACGACCTTGATATCCAAAAATTTCACCATCTTTAACTAAAGGAATTATAATTCTAGGTTCATCGTTATCAATATTTTTGAAAGTAAATTTCTGAGTATTTGTCCACTCTTTAAAATTTTCACAATAATACAATTCCTTTAAAAATTTATCTGGAATTCTTCTACCTTTAAGGTACTTAACTGCTATATGTTCAGAATCCAAATCTGATATTCTAGGAATATCAAAATATTTCTTTGAGAAAGATGGTTTCTTAAAGTTGAATTCAGGTTCTGGAGTATTAGATCTTTTACCAGTTATTCCTTTCTTATATCTTTCCATTACATATTGATCATACATAATGGGATCAATATCCTTTAAAAAATTCGTAAAGGTTCTTGAGTATCCACAATTATGACATTTAAAGTTATAATCATTTTTTATATTATAAAGATATCCTCTTGTTTTATTTTTATGCTTTTGACTATCCCCACAATACGGACATCTAAAATTATAAAGACCAGCTTTAACTCTTTTATACTTGTCTAGTCTAGTAGATACGAGCGCAATAAATTTTTCATCAATCAAACTCATAAATTACATTATCATAGGAGTCTAGTCTAGCAAAAAAATTATAGATGTCAAGGTTTAATATTAGAACTATTTCTATGAATATCATTCATACGATCCATATGACCCATTTCACTTGGAGTCCACCAACCAGAAGCTAGAGATGTAAATGCTGTTACTAAAACAGTCAATACTGCTCCACATCCAATAGTCATCCACTTTATTTTAGAAACCTCCTCACATTTTGCATTTAAAATTGAAATTTCATCTTGAAGATCTGATTCTAAATCATCAATCTTTTCTTCTATTCTTAAATCTTTACTATCAGTGTCAACCTTCAATTCTTGTATCATTTTAATTAAAATATCATTTGCTTTCATAGCTTGCTCAATCCTTTCTTCATGAACAGCAAGCATTTTTCCAACATTCACATTAACTTCACTTAACTTTCCAATAGCATCATCAATCTTGTTCACTATATTTACGAAATCTGCAAACTTTTGTTCCAATACAGCAAGTTTAACTGTTTCGTTGTTTTCCATTGGATTCGTTTCTGCGGAGATTTCTTAACCAAATTCTATGTGATTTTTTACGCTTTCTCAAATCCACTGGTGGTTCATCTGGAGGAAGACCAGCAATTCCTCCTCCACTAGCAGTCATATTTTCTTTCAAACTCATCCTAATATTATTTAGAATTTTATCTAACTTTTTATTTTCCATTAGATTGAATTTAAAATTTCTAAACACTTATCATCAATTTCAAT